TGATAGTTCCCAACGACTGCACTGCACTAGGTCGTTGACGCAGTAGACGCAAGTGCCCCGCTAGTTCACGCTTGAGTTGATCGCTACTGATCGTCACTTCTGCCTTGCTGTCAGTGTGTGTAAACAGCCCCGATGCCTTGCCCAGTAGTTCCAATGCTTTTAATTGACTACCCTCTTGTTTAGCACCTTTACTCAGTTCCAATAGTTGTTTGAGCACATATCGTTTCGTTCCCGCCACGTCATCCACTAGGTTTTCTGTGATGGTCTCCCATGCGTCTTTAAGCACTTCCTGTACCTTAGGGTGTTTAAACAACTTGTTGGCATTGGTGCTGATGACGTGATCGCTACTGGTGTCATTTGGGTATGCGTCTCTGTATGCTTGCCTTAGTGTTTTCCCACTGATGATGCCTACAGCGAATGCTTGTTGCTGTGCTGTTATAGGTCTCATTCTGTCACTGGTTATCACTTCACCATCTACTCTGCGTTTAGGTGCATCTGCCATATGCGCCAACCGTTCCGCTTCGCTCAGAACAGGGTTTTCACTGTTATCAATTTGATCAGGTTCGTTCGCTTCTTCCAGTGCCCGCATGTAGTCACCCTTGGTCATTTTCTCCATAGTAATTACCCTTTCACCCAAATGTCTTATGTAAATAAACACATGCTGTTTAAACGTACAGCACTGTTCGTATGTCCAGCACTATATCACTTGTCCACAGGCATGTGAATAACTTGAACTGTCCACAGACTTACCCACATCAGTGTGGATAACTTTGTTAAACGAAATGCTTACACATTGTCAGGAAGCCCCTCAATTTTCCCAACCCATACCTACCCCGCCTAAACCACTTTGATGGCCTTCTAGCCCCTTTAAATCGGTCTGCCCATTACAACCACTGTACGTATATCCAGCCTGTATATATCCACATATATATGCAGTTGTCATCACCTATATAAGTACATGAGTGCCCACTAACTGATCACCCAATCTAATAACCCCACGGTTTACTCAGGTAAATATTCCAGTGGTTGACATGACAATATCAACGTGATCAAATACGCATTGGCAACATCGCCAAGCAACCTAGGACATACAACATGGCAACATTTCAAGTAAGAGTTACATACACAGGCTACAACACCTATTGGGTTGAAGCAGACACCGCTGAAGATGCACAAGAAGAAGTACTTGAAGAAGTACATTGTGCCGATTTTGAAAGCGGTACTTTTGAAATTGAAGGAATTAAAGAGTGTGAAGACATGAGTCTTCCTGAGTAAGTTAATACCGTGATGCCCCTTGTCGGGGGCATTGCAGTAGTAATTTTGCTACTGATTTGGAGATCATCATATGACCTTACCTACCGTCCACGCCACACGTGAGCAATGGCTCACTCAGGCATTCAATGAACTACGTCCCGCCTTTGAAATTGCGGGGGCAAAACTTCCTGACCGTGTCCGCCTTACGTGCGGTCTACCGTCCAACGCACTGCGCTCCAACGCCATTGGTGAATGTTGGATCGATACAGTCAGTGCCGACAAACACTATGAAGTATTTATTCACCCTAAATTGGCTGATCCACGTGAAGTGTTTGAAGTGGTTGTGCATGAGTTAGTTCACACCGCTAAAGGCGGGTTCAACCACGGTATCAACTTCCAACGCATCGCAAGTGCCATGCTGTTAGAGCCTGTCGATCCCTTTCGCAAGGAAGCATGGGGGGCAACGTGTGGCACTCCCGATTTTGATGTCGCTTATGGTGCAATCATCGACTCACTAGGCGCATACCCGCATGGCTCAATGACCATCGGGCGCAAAAAGAAAAAACAAAGTACCCGCATGCTGTCCGCAAAATGCCCCTCTTGCGGTTATGCAATTCGGTTGTCCGCTAAGTGGGCGTCATACGGAATGCCCATCTGCCCTGTCGATTCAGACGTTCTTTCACTAGTTGATTCGGAGTAATACAAATGACTGCATCTACACGCACAACCATCCGCACTGAAATCTCCCGCATCCCAATGCCTGTCCGCAATGGGGCATTGATTAAATTAAACATGCATTGCACCACACCCATACAGGACATCGACAAACTGACCGACTGGGTGATCGCCAACTTCCCCAATGATTACGATTCGGGTATTGCACAAATCAAAACGGCTTCACCTTTCGGTGGAGCGTCTATCCCCCCTGTTGACAACACGCTGTCCGCCACGGTGCAAGCCACTGCCAGTGTCGCATCACGTGCGGAGACAACCGCTCTTGACGCACTGCAGAAGGTCAACGAAAACCATCAGGACGCACTCAGCAAAATCACTGCACTGAATGACGCACTGATCGCTGTCAACAAATCCACTGGCAAAATACTTTCCCGCCTTGACAAGGCAGAGCACAGCATCGGGTCAGTCTCCCTTGACAATGACGCCATCGCACGTGCGGTGAACACCGTTGTGGCTGATGCATTCGCACCGTTTAAACGTGCTGTCGATGCTGTCGGGGCACAGGACGTGGTCGCTGACCTTGCATCGGTCTACAGCACTGAGACCAAGTCAGCACAGGACGTGTTCGGTGTAGACGTGCGTGATCCTAAGGGTAACCCTGTCATGGTGCGCCTGTGGAATGACCCCTCTGCACCCGCTGTCGATCCCTACTTTGTGTGGACTGAGAAGGTCTTGCGTCACTTCCTGTTGGCTGATATCAACGGTGACAACGTGTGGTTGGGCGGAGAAAAAGGCACAGGCAAATCTGAATCCGTCCGTCAGTTCTGCGCTCGCACAGGGCGTGCGTTTAAACGTATCAACTTCCACAAGTACACCACTTGTGAAGACTACTGCGGTGCTACTGGTCTCGTCAACGGTGAGACGGTGTTTGTCAAGGGTGACTTCCTGATGGCATTCACGCACCCATCGACAGTGGTGCTGTTGGATGAAGTGACTAACGCTGATGCGGGTGAGTTGGCAACCTTGAACGGTTTCCTAGAGCCAAATTCTGCAGTGTCATACGGTGGTGCTGTGCACACACGTGCCAATGGTGTACTGGTATTCGGTGCTGACAATACGTTCGGTAACGGTGATGAGTCAGGACGCTACACAGGCACACGCAATATGAATTCATCCCTGATGGATCGCTTTGCTCAAGTGGTGCGCATGGAATACCTACCGTTGACTGCTGAGGTTGACGCTGTCATGCGCCACACTGGTTGCACCAAGGAACTAGCAACCCACGTGCTCAAGTCGATACGTGTGGCACGTGCCAAGGTACAAACCGCTGACATTGTGGATGCACCATCGATCCGCAGTGTGATCGCCTTTATCAAGTCATTGAAGGTGCTGTCAGTGCGTGACGCATGGGACACCGCAGTGGCTAACCGTCAACCTAGCGAGTCGGCTACCGCACTGGATGCCATCTTCACAGCAACCATTGATCAAACCCTGATCGCCAACAACATCTAAGGATTACAAAATGAAAGCACGTTTAAACGGTTATGAATTCCGCATCGCAATTGACGGTGCATGCCACAAGTTATGTTCTGAGTTGGCACTGCCACAAGTGACGGTGTCATGGACTGAAGTAACTACAGCACGTATCAACGCACGTGGTGACATTGAGTTGGCTAACGTGGCTGATGACGCCATCATTGATCGCAAAACCTTTGACAAGTACGTGGCATTCATCTTGCATGAGTTGCTACACCGCAAGTACACCGACTTCAACGCACGTGGTGACAACCAGTACATCGATCAATTGCACAACGCTATCGAGGATGCATGGATCGAGAACACGTGTATCGCTGAAGGCTTGGTCGGTAATGCTGAAGGCTTGTTGTCTAGCGTGATCGATGGCATGAGCACTGACGCACTGGGTGCATGGGATGACAAGTGGCATCACCCCGCACGTTACCCTTTCCTGTTGGCTGTCTATGCACGCAAGCACGCAACCGTGAAGTTACCCTTGGCTGAGGGATTGCAACCAATATTTGACGGTGCATGCGCACGTCTTACCACTGTGCAAAATTCATTTGATACATTGGCTATCGCAGTGTGGGTATTTGATCAACTGCAAAACATCGACAACAAAAACCCACAACCTAAGGGTGACGGTGACAAGCCATCGGACGGTAACCCTGACGGTCAGGGCAAAGGCAATGGGTCTCAGACTGACGAGAAGGGGTCTACAAGCGACGATCAGGGCGAGGGTGAGGGTGAGGGTACTACCCCTGATCCTAAGCCCACAGGCAAGGCATGTTCACCAGTCAAAAAGAATGGGGACATTTGCAAGGCACGTCCAGTAGAGCCAAT